ACAAACTTTAAAAGTTTTCATGATTTAAGATTATACGCTAGAGGTGAACAATCAATACAAAAATATAAGGATGAGTTATCTATTAATGGTGATTTGTCCTATTTAAATTTAGACTGGAAGCCTATTCCTATAATATCTAAGTTTGTAGACATAGTCGTAAATGGTATTGCTGAAAGAACATACGATATAAAAGCTTTTTCACAAGATCCACATGGAGTTAATCAAAGAACTGAATATATGGAATCTATAATGAGAGACATGCAAACAAGACAGTTTAACGATATGGCCGCTCAAACAATGGGAATGGATCTTTACGAAAATAATAAAGATACATTGCCAGAAACTACAGAGGAGTTAGAGTTACATATGCAAATTAATTATAAACAAGCTGTAGAATTAGCTGAAGAGCAAGCTTTAAAAGTATTATTTGAAGGTAATAATTACGAGTTGACTAAAAAACGTTTTTATTATGATTTAACAGTTTTAGGTATAGGCGCAACAAAAACAAACTTTAATACATCTGAAGGTGTTACAATAGATTATGTTGATCCAGCTAATTTAGTTTATTCTTACTCTGACTCTCCATATTTTGAAGATATATATTACGTTGGTGAAGTAAAAAGCATACCTGTAAACGAACTAGCTAAACAGTTTCCACATTTAGAACAAGAAGATCTTGAAGATATAATGAATAACAAAAATTATAATAGAAATAATTATAATACTCGTTATGATAAAAAGAAAGAGGATAACAATACAATACAAGTTTTATACTTTAATTATAAAACTTATATGAACGAAGTTTATAAAATGAAAGAAGTTGGGACTGGAGCTGAAAAAATAATACCAAAAGATGACTCATTTAACCCACCTCAAGATAAAGAAGGTGGATATTCTAAATTATTAAAATCAATAGAAACTTTATACGAAGGCGCTTTAATATTAGGTACTAATAAATTACTTAAATGGGAGATGTCTAAAAACATGATGAGACCTAAAAGTGATTATACTAAAGTTAAAATGAATTATTCTATTGTTGCTCCAAGAATATATAATGGTGGAATTGATTCGTTAGTAAAACGTATAACTGGTTTTGCTGATATGATACAATTAACTCATTTAAAACTACAACAAGTAATGTCTAGGCTAGTACCAGACGGTGTTTATTTAGACGCTGATGGATTAGCAGAGATAGATCTTGGTAATGGTACAAACTATAATCCTCAAGAAGCTTTAAACATGTTCTTCCAAACAGGTTCTGTTATTGGTAGATCATTTACACAAGATGGTGATATGAATCCAGGTAAAGTACCTATTCAAGAAATAACAAGTGGTAGTGGTGGTAATAAAATGCAAGCTCTTATAGGTAATTATAATTATTACTTACAAATGATAAGAGATGTAACTGGATTAAATGAAGCTAGAGATGGTAGTATGCCAGACAAAAACGCTTTAGTTGGAGTACAAAAACTAGCAGCAGCAAACAGTAATACAGCAACTAGACATATATTACAAGCTGGATTATTTTTAACAGCTCAAACCGCTGAATGTTTATCTCTTAGAATATCTGATATTATAGAATACTCACCAACAAAAGATGCTTTTATACAGGCTATAGGCGTTCATAATGTTGCTACGTTAGAAGAAATGTCTAATTTACACTTATATGATTTTGGTATATTTTTACAATTAACCCCAGATGAAGAAGAAAAAGCAATGCTTGAAAATAATATACAGATGGCATTACAGCAAAAAACTATAGAACTAGAAGATGCTATTGATCTTAGAGAAATAAAAAGTATTAAACTAGCTAACCAGCTTTTAAAAATAAGAAGAAAAAGAAAAGAAGAAAAAGATAGACAACTTCAAATGGAAAATATTCAAGCTCAAGCGCAAGCAAATCAACAGTCAGCTCAAGCAGCGGCTCAAGTTGATATGCAAAAAGAACAAGCTTTAACAGCTAGTAAAGCAGAGCTTGAACAAGTAAAAGCACAACTCGATGCACAAAAAATGCAAGCTGAAGCTAGTCTTAAAAAAGAACTAATGGCTTTAGAATTTCAATATAACATGGCGTTAAAAGGTGTAGAGACAGAAGGTATAAAACAAAGAGAAAAAGAAAAAGAAGATCGTAAAGACGAAAGAACAAAAATTCAAGCAACTCAACAAAGCG